TTTAATAATAGAGCCAAGTGCTGGTAATGGGTCTTTTATAAAATATATTAAAAAGTTATCTAACAATTATAGTTTTTATGATATAAAACCAGAACATAAAGAAATTGTCAAGAAAAACTTTCTTAAACTTAAAAATGCTAACAATAATCTACATATAATTGGGAATCCTCCATTCGGGAATAAATCGTCAACAGCTATTAAATTCATAAAACATTCAGCTAAGCTAAATGCCAAAACAATTTCATTTATATTACCTATAAGTTTTAATAAACCTAGTTTTAAGAAAGCCTTTCCACGCAATTATCATTTAAAGTTAAGTAAAAAATTACCAGAAAATTCTTATACTAATAAGAAAAAGATAGTAGATATAAAAACCGTATTTCAAATTTGGGAAAAACGAGATTACAATAGAAAAAAAATTAAAAAAACTATACCCAATAAATGGTATAAATTTGTTAAAAAACCCGAATGTGATATAGCAATTAAACGTGTTGGTTTTAGTACGGGGAAAGCAAAAAAATGTGATAATAAAGATAATGTAAATACTAATTGGTTTATAAAAACAAATAATAAATCCAGTGAGTTAATAACAAAATTAAATAAAATTAAATATAATATAAAAAATAATGTAGGAGCATATAGTATATCAAAGCAAGATATTATAAAAAAATACAATACTATCAATATGATATAATTTTAGAATCACATTCAATTGATTTGGAACTTGCGCTTTTTGGATATAAAATTTTAGATTTATTAATATTGGTTTGTTTTTGACTATCAATTTCTGGAATAAAATTTATAATATATTCCAGACCATCGTGAATATAAATATTTTTTTTTTTCTTCTGGTTTTTCAAATTTATCAGGATTATCTTTCATAATATCGCGTCTTATTTCATTATATAATTTGATGGCAACTTCATCAATTTTTTGAATAACTATTTTTTCCCGGGAGCTCCACCCCGATGATATATCCTTTTTGTGTATATATACTGCTATTAATGCTAGTGAATGTATAAGACCTGAGCGCGCAGCTTTGTGTTTTTTTTTAAATGCATGATTATATAATAAATAAGTATTATCAATGACAGATTCTTTATAAAGAATGCTATATACTCCCCATAAAAACCAAACATTATCATCGTCGGTAGCATTAAATTTTGTTTCAAACTTGAATTTTTTTCTCAATATAAACTCGGTAACTAGCCTTAAATTATTGGAGACATCTACTAATTTATCTCGGTCATCGACTGATATATCATCTGTTGATTTGATGGTTTTAATAAATATTGCTATTATTTTCAGTGCAGTCATATAATTTTCATGATCATTTGGTGGTAATATACCTTCAAAACGCATAATACCACCATGAGATAGTTTCATATCATTATCATTTATTATATTTGATATTTTGCTTTTCAATATAGTAATAGACATACTTGTACATTTAGCTACGGGATGTTTATTATATATATCGCAAATAATACATAATTTAGTAATTAAATTATAGATATCCTTTATTACGATTTTTTCATCTGTTATTATATCCTTTGTTTGATTAATCACATCAATTAATTTGCTTATATGTGATAATGAAATAAATGTACCAATATAAGAACATACATCGATATAAACATTTTCTAAAAGTTCGGGAGTTTCGTGTAAAAAAACTAATTTAGTAGCTACTAAAAGACTATTTTGTATATCACCATTACAAATTGATATAAATAGTTCATTGTTCATAGTACATTTATATAATAGATTTATAAATATTAATATATATTAAACGAATATATCACTATTTTTAATAATAAAATCGTGGTAATTATTAATTATTTTATAACATTTAACAATGGTAACCTCAGAAACATTACATGCTTTTGCGAATTTTTTCTTAGTATAGCCCAAACATTTGACAGTAGAATAATAATATAATATTCCCGCTGCTGATGATGTAGGCGAGTTATCATTCATAATTTCATTATCTTCAATTAGTTTAACTAAATCTTTACATTTATTAATATCGTCAATAGACATACTAAGATTATTACCATATTGTGATATAAAATCTATTGGCTCAGGAGAGGATACATTTATTTGTAATAAGGTTTGGAATCTTGAATTGCCTTTATTTAATGTAACGTGTGTAATATTAAACATTGCAGCAATATCTTTGGAACTTTTTGGAACTTTATTCAATAAACAAGAATGATATATACACGATGCAATAAGACCTTCTTTATTGTCACCTCTTGATATTTTTTTTTCAGAAGCCTTTTTATATAATACCTTTGCATTATCTATAACTTTTTGCGGTATACCGTTATTTATAGTATTAGCAGTCATTTTGTCAAATACATTCCATAATGTCCTTTCGTCATATGGCATACTATTCCACATTTGGAACATACGTATTCGTCGTATATCAATATTATCTTTATAACCACATCCTATCATAGAACCAATAGATGATTTTGGTAATAGATTATTTGTCGGCATTCCGCATCTTGAAGGGTCACCATCTCTATTATCATCATTGCCATAAAATCGCCATTCAGCACCGCATTCAATTACATTTGAAACAATAGAGCTGCATTTAGTACATATAGTCATATTATCTTCTTTAATAAATTCTTCACATCCACATGAACATTTTATTACATCATTATCATTTATACCATTATTAATATCTTCTTCCTTTTTAATTTCATCAAAAAGATTCCAGAGCTCATCTTCATTCATTGTTGAAAAATGGTATAAACAATATATATTAAACAATAATCAATTTTTAAATAATTTTAATAATATAGAATAATGGCTAATATACCAAAAGATGCTAAGTTATATGAAAGTGTTAAAAACAAGGTTTATAAACAAATAACAAAACATTCAGCTTATAGAAGTGGTATATTAGTTAAAGAGTATAAGAAAGCTTATCTAAAAAAATATAAATCAAATGAAGCTTATTATGGAAAAAAAACAAATAAACAAGGATTAGCAAGATGGTTTAAAGAGGAATGGAAAAATCAAAGAGGAGAGGTAGGATATAAAAATACAAATGACGTATATAGACCTACACGACGCGTGACACCGAAAACACCCTTAACATTTAATGAATTAACAAAATATGAATTAGCAAAAGCCAAGAAAATTAAAGAAATAAAAGGACGAGTTTATCGGTTTAGAAATAAAAAATGATGCATTATTTTATTATTTTTATATTAATTATGGATAAAAGCCAATATTTTGATAAACTATCAAAACAAACCAAGCAGATAACAAGTAAAATAAAGAAACTCAATAAAGTATTACCTGAACTTAAATACTTTACAGAATTTCATATTGAAAATTGTGATAAAAACAATAATATATTATTATATCTTAAAAATAAATATCCTGCTGAAAATGTATATATTGGATATATAAAATGGATATATAATGATGCGGTATTATATATATATTCTAGAAATGATTTTAGAATATATAAAATAATAAATGAGAATATTCATATAAAAAAATGATAAGCATTTTATATATCAATCATATCATGAAATATTACATTGTAATAGTGCTTATTTATTTCCAAATAGTATATTCATATATAAATATACCTTTATTGAAATTGAGAAAAAATAAATTATCTTTGCTTAATGGTAATAAAAATAATTTTATGGATTGTAATAAAAAATTCATGTATAAAAATTATTTATTAAGTATTAGAAAAGTTAAAAAAACAATGCAATACAGCAGTTCTGTCGTAGATATTAATAATATTCTTGATAATATAATTGGTTCAATGAATGCAAATAATTCAATTGACAATAAAGAAGCCATTATTTATCTCAAAAATAATAATACATTAATCGATAACAACGAATTTATAGCGAAAAAATTAATACTATCTAATATACATATTGATGTATCTAATATTAAACAAATTCATATATCTACTAATAATGAAACACTTATAGTAAATCTAGATAAAAATGATAATCAAGCAAGAGATATGTCTAAATATGAGTTGGGGAAAATTGATGCTTTGTTAAACGTGGCATCTATTATAACTTCTATCATGAATAATTAATTACTGCGGAGGTCTCGCATTTCTTGTCGAAGTTCCCTCACTTCTTGTCGTAGTACATTTAGTTCATTGCGAATGTCAAAACTAGCATTACGATTTTCATAGGGAATATAAGGTCGCGAAGAATCGCGAGGATATCTACCAGATGGGCGTTTGCGCGAAACCATTTTATTTTGATGTTCTTCGCGTTTCTTTTTAAAATCTTCTAGTTCTTCGGCGGTTACTTCATATTTAACAAGAAGCTCATTTTCCGAAAGAGATTCACCCTCACCCTCTACTTCTTTACAAATATGTTGATATAGACGCGTTTGAATACTACGAACTGTGCGTTTAAGTTCTGCTGCGATATCTTCAAATGACGATTTCTCCAAACGCATAGCGAGTAGTCTTTCCTCTTCCCCATCTTCCCATCCAAATCCAGCGCGCGATGTTAGTTCGTTCTTGCGAAGTTCATCAAAGTTGGATCGTTTGTTGTATCGGGGTTGTTGCATTTTATTGTTGTTTTTGTGACGTGCCTGTAAGCTATATATATAATGAGTGTTATTTTTATATCATTTTAATTTATATGTTTTATTATAAAAATTAGTAAATAATATAATTAAACTAGTATGATAACTGAATTCTAGAAATGCATATTTTTTTGGCACAATATTTTCATATAATATAACAATTACAGAATGCATAATGCAGCTATAAAATTGTGCTATCTGTGACATTGTTACAAGTTTTTTTAAAGGATTTTTATATCCAAATGATGTTACTAAATAATGAGAATACATTATTAAATGAACCAAACTATTAATTAAAGCACAATATGCCGTTGTACCATTCCCATGACCATTATTAATTAAATATGCCCAAATTAAACTAATAGTACTATGATGATATACATGTAAAAAAGATAATTGTTCCTTATCCTTTCTTTTCAATATTATGAAATACGTATCTAAATAATCTAAGTATTTGGATAAATAATGTAGATATGTAAAATATTTAACAGAATCTGTATATTGTGTATTAATTGCAAATATATTTGGCATTGATATTATATAATAAGTACCATAAATTATATAAGTATTAACAACAATCTGCACGGTATTGTAACACATAAGAACCTTTTTAAAATCATATTTTTTGTCTGTTTTTTTCATATAATTTAATAATACGTATAAACTATATAAATATCCGAGAGAACAGCCTATGCTCAAATTAATTGACGTGGTACTTTCTATTGCTTTATCTAACATGTTTATATTACAATATAGTTGATATATTTATATATTTTGCGTCATTTATAATTATTTTTTTAAATAATAGCATTATAACATAATGAATAATATTGGAGGGCAAAATATAAAAACCCACGAAGACATTGATAATAGCATATATATTGAAACACCTCCTATGAGAATATCATTTGTTGTTATTGACGAATTAAAAAAATGCGGTATTATATGTGAAAATAGCAATATACTTGATATTGGTGCGGCCGCTGGGGATTTTTTGTTATATTGTAAAAAAAATATAAATACAAATATAACAAAAGGTATTAATTATTTTAATGAAAGGCATATACTTAATGATAAAATATTAAAGGAAAATGATATACTTATTCAATATTGTGACGCTATTAAATATAATTATTATGATTTTATTTATGATATCTATTGGTTATGGATAGAATATCCTGATACTGAAATAGAAATAATTGAATTAATTAAAAAAGCAGCAAAATATAATAATAAATCTTGTAGAATCATTATATGTTACGAAACTATGCAATATATTTGTAATAATTGTTCACATTGCATTAATATTAGAGATAATATAGATAATAAGTGGGAAACTTATAGAAACCTAAACAATTTTAAAAAGGTTATTAATTGTGATGTTCAACATAAACACATATATTTTAATACAGGTGATAATTGTAGACAGAAAGGTATATATACTTTAATTATTATAACAATTTAATTTATTATCAAATGTATTATTAGATTGTATTATAATAATGTTGACAAAATATTTACCATATATTTTATTTATTGTATTCCTACTATTTACCGCAATCATAGGATATCTTATATATATGTCTATTGATTCCAAAGAAGATAAATCAAAAAATATAGATAGTTCCAATAATGACAAAATATGTATGTCCGTTGATGAATTTAATAAGTTAAAACAACCAACAATTAATATCAAAAACGACAGCGATACTGTATCGCGTGATAGAAAAGTTTTGGATGATGATTTATATCCACCACTCAATCGCGGAGATACACGTTCGCATACAAATTTAGCTAATAATATTAATAAACGACGTATGTATGTTAACACACAAGAAACAGGTGATACATTTCGCCTTGTAGCATATGTTGCTAGCACATCAGATGAAAAGGATTCCGGTAACAATAATTGGAAATTATTCGCAAGACAAAAGGATAGACATTTCTCGGAATTTTATATGATACCAACCGATAATACAAATGACCTTAAAATAAGTATTAATAATGATAATGTTGTCGGACATAGATTACGAGATGTATATGATATACCACAGCAACTCACTTTTAATACACCACTATTAAATAAAGAACCATATGATGTTGTCGATGTCCCGAAAGCTGACCTAAGTCGATCAGCAGATTACATATAAAAATAGTTTACCATATATTATATGTAATTATATACTCCAATAATGAATAAACACAATAATATTGTAGCACAACAATATGATATAATATATAAATCTTTTGATACATCTCGTGTTAGAATCTGGAACAATGTTAAAAACTTTTTAAATGAAAATAGTAGCAGTAAAACATTATTAGATTGTGGTTGTGGTAACGGAAAAAATATGGTATATGCAAATACGCAAGGGTATGTATGTGAAGGCTTTGATATATCAAATAATTTACTTGATATATGTAATGAAAAAAATCTAAACGTATTTTATTCTGATGTATTAAATTTTAAAACAAATAAAAAATATGATAAAATTATTGCGATTGCTGTTTTACATCATCTAGAAACAGTTCAAGAACAATTTTTGGCTATTGAAAACCTAATAAATTGTTTAAACAATAATGGTAAATTACTAGTATCTTTCTGGTCAAAGGAGAAGTTTTTTAATGATTTGAATAATAATAAAAGTGATAGTAGAGATTTTGTTGTAGGCGCAAATTATGTTGATTGGAAATTGGATAAGTCAACAATTATTAAAAGATATTATTATATTCATGATTATCAAAGTGTAAGCGAATTAGCAAAGAGTTTTAATATAGATTATAATATATCGTGGGAAATGCAAAACTGGTTTATCACTTTTACAAAAAATGATATATAAATTATATTTAATTAATATTATAATAATGGCATATATATCACAAAAAAAAGAATCAGATGATGATATTATATCAAATGCATCTAGTAATTCATTATATATGGAACATGTACCATTTAATATTAGAGGTAGAGCTGAATGGTGGGAATTAAAGCATAGCGAAATCTTGTTATATGAAAAACTTGCAGAGGGAGGAAATGGTATTATAAATAAAGCTTCGTGGAGAGGGTTAAAGTGTGTTGTTAAATGTTTAAAGCATAACAATAATGATATTGAATACCAAGATATGATAAATGAAATCTCAGTTATTTCACATTTAAGACATCCAAATTTAGTTTTATTTCTAGGAGCGTGTACTATAACAGATCCTCTATTATTATACGAATTTATGCCACATGGTTCATTGGATAATTATTATGACAATATCTCTAACCAAAAAAATAGATTGTGGAAACCAAAAAAAATACAGGCGTACAAGTGGATTTATGAGCTAACACAGGCAGTATATTTTTTACACCATTGTTATTACCCTATTATGCACCGTGATTTAAAACCATCAAATATATTATTGAACGAAGACCTCCATATTAAACTAACAGATTTTGGATTATCAAGAACTATCAAAAAAAAACATGAAAAATATAAAATGAGTGGTTGCACTGGTACGCTTAGATATATGGCACCCGAAGTTATATTTAATGATGGAGAAGATTATGATCTTAAAATTGATATCTATTCCCTAGCTCTTGTTTTCTGGTTTATACTTACTGGAAAAATACCATATGCAGAATTGGATTTAAATCCACATGTTATCCAATTAATACAAATAGATTATAGACCCGATATTAAAGATGTCGAAATTATAGAAATTCAAGATTTAATAAAACAAATGTGGAGTACAAATCCCGACAATAGACCTGATATAGACCATATATTAAAAATGATAGAAGATATTAAAATAGTAGAAAAACAAAATAAGTGTTGTATATGTTAATAATCTTTTAATACACTATAACAAATAATAGCAACTTGGTCTCCATCAAACTTATTGTTTAATTTATATAGTATATTTTTATTTATGCATTTATTAGAATATTCTTCTAATATATTATTTTTATAATCTTCTTCTAATTCTGCAACACTCCTAATTATATAATCATATTGTGTTATATTATCCTTATCCAGATTTTTTTTATAAAAT